TAATTCTATGGAAGTTAGGCAGGAAGACTCCGTTGTAAGAGTTCCTTTAGCATATGGACCGACTCAAAAATTCTTAGCAAGAATTGAGCAATCTCCAGATCTCAACAAACCAATGGCAATTACATTGCCAAGGATGTCTTTTGAATTTACTGGATTAACTTATGACCCAAGTAGGAAAGTAACTACAACTCAGACATTTATAGCAAAAGACAAAGATGATGGAACTGAGACTCGTAAGTCATATATGCCAGTTCCATATAATATGCAATTCGAATTAAGCATCTTTACTAAGTTAAATGATGATGCTCTTCAACTTGTAGAACAAATTTTACCATATTTTCAACCAGCATATAATCTTTCTATTGAACTAGTTGATCAAATAAGAGAAAAAAGAGATATACCCATTGTACTAGAAAGTGTTACAATGCAAGATGATTATGAAGGTGATTTTACTACAAGAAGAGCTTTATATTATACTTTAAGATTTACTGCAAAGACATATCTATTTGGACCTACTTCTACAGCTTCCAAAGATATTATCAAGAGAGCAACTGTCAGTTACCTTTCAGGTTCGGATACAACAAATTCAAGAAGGGAACTTACTTATTCTGCAACTGCAAGAGCACTTAAGTCCTATACTGATAATGTTGTTACTACATTAGCACAAGATATTACGGCAACGACAAAAACATTTGAAGTTGCTGATGCTGCTGGAATCAAAACCGACAAATATATCTTTATTGGAGATGAAGAATTATTTGTAAGATCTAAAACTGGTAATAAAATTACCGTTGATAGGGGAAGAGATAATACAAAAGCAGAAAAACATGTATCTGGAGCAGATGTTAAGGGTATTGATTATACGACAACAACCCTACCAAGTATTGGAACTATTGGTGCAGATAGTGCTCTAATTGAAGAAGGTGATGATTTTGGATTTGATGGTGGATTTGTATGAAGTCCGCTAGTAAATTTGAAGATTTAAACGATACGTTTAATGTAGTTGATGATGTTGTTGAAACGGAAGTTGTTAAGCAATCACCAAAAGAAGTAGTAAAACCAACTATTGATGATGTTAAAAAAGATTATGACTATACTAGAGGAAATCTTTATAGTATAATTGAAAAAGGTCAAGAGGCAATTAATGGTATTCTTGAGTTAGCACAAGAAAGTGAGATGCCTAGAGCATATGAAGTTGCCGGTCAGTTAATTAAAAATGTTGCAGATGCAACTGATAAATTAATGGATCTCCAGAAAAAATTAAAAGACGTTGAAGAAGAAAAAACGTCTAAAGGACCATCGACAGTCAACAATGCTCTTTTTGTTGGATCTACCGCAGAGTTAGCAAAAATGCTAAAGAGCGGATTACAAGAAGAGAATAAATAATAAAAACGGAGATATATAGAAGTGGCATTAAAGAAGCCTTCAGATTTTTTTGGTAATAATAAAAAAACTCCTTTAGATGAAGTTAAAGAGGAATATATTGCTGCGTCTCCCGAAAAAATAGAACAGGTTTCAGAAGCGTTTGATATTTTTAAGGATAATTTAAATCATATTAAATCATTATCTGATTTTACAAATACATTCGACAGTTTTAAAGAAAACTTAGAAAAAGTTGAAACTGTTTCTGAGGAAATTTTTGTAATAAAAGAGGATTTAAAAGAATTAATTAAAAAGGAAGATCTTGATAGCGCCATGATGGCGCAACTTCTTTTTGTACAAGAATCTATATCTAAGATTGAATCTAAAATATCTTCTATTAATGGAGAAACTGTAGATAAAATTAAAGAAGATTTTTCAAATCTTTCAAACTCAGTAGAATCTTTTATTGATATTGATGTACCAAAATATAAAAAATTAGTATCTGAATCAGAAGTTAGAGTAGACGATAGATTCGTAAAATTTAAAGAAGAGATTAAAGAAAATTTTGATTCAATCAAGTCTGATACTAGTAAGGAAGTCGCTAGTGCTTTAGAGACTGTTGGAAGTCTCAATGAAAATATTATCTCTGATATTAAAAGTGACTTTACAAAAACAACTAAAGATGTTAAAAGCACTGTATCAGACTTAGTAGAAAAAGAACTTCCAAAATATAAAAAGTTCTTCGCTGAAACTGAATTAAGAACTGAAGAAAAAATTAAAACTTCGATTGATTCGTATCAAGAAACAATTGAGAACTTGAATGCAACAGTAAAGGAATTTACTGAAAATGAAATACCTAAGTATAACAATCTTCTCATTGAGAATAAAATTAAATCTGAGAAAGAAGTAAAAGAATTAGAAGAACAAGTTCTTTCTAAAGTTAATATACTCACTGAAAAAGTTGAGTCTATTTCTGAAGGTATCTACGAAAAAACTGAAGAAAAGATTGGAGAACTTCAGTCCGTTATAGAGGAATATAAAGGAGAGATTAATTCAATATCAAAAACTTATGATAATCTATACAAAGATTTTAGAAAAAGGGAGATTAGCGAAAATGAAAAATTAGAACATTATTCTAGCGAGATTGAGAGATACCATAAAAGATTTGATTTCTTAGAAGAAGCTGTAACTGAAGATCTTAGAGAAATTCAAGGTAATTTAGTTACATCAAACGAAAATTATCACGCAAGTCTTAAAACTGAAGTACGTAAGTTTAGAGATAAAATTTCCGACCAGATGAAAGGTCTTGAGGTAGATCTTGTTGTCAATGAAAAGCATGTTAATAAACAGAATGAAACTATTGAGAATATTCGAGAAGAAATAAAGGACGTTTTTGATAAACTTCAGTTAGATGAATTAGAGAAAAAAAATAAAGAATTAGTTGATAAAATAAACCTTATTGAAGAAAAGATAACAGACTTCAATGAGAAAAAACTTTTAAAAGAGGACAATCCAACCCTACCCGGAGATCCGTCTACAAATAATTCGGGAGATCCATTAACTCCCCTAAATCAAAAGTTCGCGACACTTGATGATCTTCAAAATCATTACAGAACATTCATTAATAGAATTCAACAACAAATTGCTACCATTGGTGGCGGTGGTGCTGGGTTCATTAAAGATTTAGATGATGTAACATTTGATCAGACTACAGGTCAAGGACAGTTATTAATCTATAATGGTGCTAAATGGGTAGGCATTGCCAGCACAGCAGTTGGTGGCGGCGCTGCATCTGAATTAGCAGAAGATGCAACAGGAACTAATTTAACATTAAGTGGTAATTTAAACGTTTCTGGTGATATTGTATATGATGAAGCAATTGCTAGAAATTGGAATGTTAGTGGAATAGCAACTGCTACTAAGCTGCATGTTGGTGTCGATACTGGTTTTTATAATGAAGACCTAGTTGTAAATGGTGATGCAAGAGTTACTGGAATTTTAACAACTGGTACTGTCAGTGCTTCGACTATTAAAGCATCTACTGCGTTCTATCCACCAATTTATACAACAACACAAAGAGATGCTGGTTCATTTGATGAGGGTGCGATAATTTTTAATACCACATCTAAGAAAATGGAGTTCTATGATGGAACTAATTGGCAGTCACTGCCCGGAATGACACTTGGTCTTACTGTGGCACTTGATGGTTGATAAATAATAACGAGTAATTACTCTTTTGAATGGCTAAGAACGGTAAATGTAAAGCAGGACATTATTACTGCTATACTGACAAAAAATGTAAACCTATTCCTAAAGGGTTTAAGATGGTCGGTCGTGCCGGATATCTTCGTAAGGAGAATGGTCATTCTGTAGACGATGACGAGAATAAGAATGGAAATGGAAATGGTTCCAATGGTAATGGTTCCAATGGAAATGGAAATGGTGGGGGAGTAAGTGAATCGAAAAGTGGTGATTCTTCTCTGCGTGACTGGTTTGGCAAGAGTAAGTCTAGTGATGGCAAGCCTGGTTGGGTTCAACTGGGTGGGAAATACGCTGGAAAACCTTGCGCCAAGCAACCAGGACAAACCACAAAACCAAAGTGTGGTTCTAGTAAAATGAAACGCAATCTCTCTAAAGATGAGGAGCAAGCAGCGTTTCGTAGAAAGAATGCAAAAGATCCAAATCCAAATAGATCAGGGAAGGCAATTAACGTGAAGACAGAAGAAACCATCCTCGAAAAGGATATGCTTGATAAGCAAGGTAATGATAAGTTTGATCGTTATAAGCGCATGATTCGCCATAAGCAGGATAAGCATGGTCGTGCTTCTGTAATGGATAAGATTAAAACTGGTAAAGAT